CCGCGGCGCGCCGCCGAAGCGCGCCTTTGCCGTGAAGATGTTGCGCCGCACCTCGCTTGCGAGCGACGTCGAGTACAGACCCTGCAGCGAGTTGATCGGGCCGGCGCCGTTCTGACCGCCCCAATCGCTGCCGGCGTTCGTCGCGCCCCTACCTACGCCGGCGAAGTGATGCGGCTTATTGTAGCTGCCAAACTGCAGGTAGTGCTGCGCACCGTGCACCGTACCCCGCAGGTCGAGCGACGTCAGGCCGGTCGGGTCGACGGCGGTGTTATTGAGCGAGCGCTTGTACTGCTTCACGCCAGCGTCGGGCAGACCGGCGACGGCGCCCGTGCCGAGACCATTCGACAGCGAGTTGCTTTGACCCAAATCGATTTGCAGCAGGAAGTCGATCGCCGAGGAGTAGAGCGGCGCGACGTTGTAGGCGCCGAGAACGAAGTTATGGATCTCGAGCGCTTCGTCGTCCGTCAACGGAGCGGCGCCGGGCGCGCGTACCCAGAGCGCGAAGACTTCCTCGTTCGCGAAGTTCACGACGGAGCCGCCGTTATCCTGAGCGCCGACCGTGAACGTGTTCACGGCTTGCGCGGCCACGGCGCTTGCGAGCGTTCCGCCACCCGGGATCAATACGCCGGTGCCCGCGACCGGATCGATCTCCTCGTTACGCCACAGGGTGATATCGTTGCCGCCAGCGCCGTTGTTCACCCAGCGCGCCCGAACCATCTGCTGCAGCTGGTTGTTTGCGTTATGCGTAAAGAGGCTGGTGGTGCTCTGCTGCGTGACTCGATACCCGCCCGTCGTGAACGCAACGATGCGTTTTGGCGTCGCGCTGCTCGTGCTACTCCAGCCAAACAGCGTGTTACTCGCGTTCGTGCCGTTGATCTTGTAGAACTTGATCACCTCGAGCGCGGGGTCGTCGCCGGTCGCCATCGCCGCAAGGCCGTTGATCCGCATGTACGCGTTCGTGCCGTTCAGCGTGAGCGACTTGCGGGCGCCTTCCGGCGTCGGCCAGCCCGACGCGTTCAGCGTGCCGTTTACGATCGTCGGGTTGCCTGCGGCGAGAGTGTCCCTGCGCGGCGCCCACGTCGAGCCGTCCGCAATGTCGTCGCCGATCAGGAAATAGGCGCATTTGGCCGAGACCGGGACCGTGGGCGGTACGTACGACGCGACGTTGCCGACGAGGCCCAGGAGCATCATCCGAAGTAGATTCATGGCTTATCGAGCCTCGTGACGGAGATCGTCAGGTTGTAGGGGCGGTTGGTGCCGCTGCTGTTCGCGAGAGTGAATCGGATGTTGGTGGTGCTCGCGGCCGCGACGAACGTGAAGCCTGCGCCCGCGTTGTCGTGCACGGTCGAGTCGATCACTTTCACGGCAGCGCCGCCGGTTAGGTGCGCGACGACATAGAGCGCTTTCGCGAACAGCACGACACCGCCGGCGCCGTCGTCGACCCACGCGTCAGCAGCGATCGTGTAGCGCTTGCCCGCGGCGATCGCGACGTCCACTTGCACGTTGCCACCGGTGTTGACCGTCCCTTGCTGCTGCACGGTCGGGTAATTGTCGGCCTCGAAGTTTTCGGAGCCCCGCGCCGGCAGCTTCGAAGCGACTTGGAGAGTGTTGGCGCCGTCGAATTCGAGCCCGCCGCCGACGCCGATTTCCGCGGGAGACCCGGACCCGGCAGCGTCGCGCCCGATGAGCTTGTCGGTCGCGATGTTTTGCATGCGCGCGAACGTCACCGACCCGTCCGTAAGGGCGACGATTCCGAGCGTGGTCCGCATCGCCGCGGCGTCGGCGTCGTCGAGCAGTGACAGCGCGAAGTCGCTCACCGGCTTGGCTTCGATGTACCCCGTCGAGCCCCGCGCCAAGAACCGGTTCGGCGCGACGACGATCGCCTCCGGTGCGGCAGACGCAGCGGTCGGGTTTCCCAGCAGCGTGCACGACGCGACAGGGACCAGCGAGGAAGTCGGCACGCCCTCGAGCGAGATCTCGACTCGCCCGGTTTCTGCGTTGTAGAAGAGGCCCCAAAACGAGCCTTGGAAGTCGAGCTCTTTACTCGAAACGATTTCCTCTCCGTCTTTGAACAGACGGAGCGTCACGCCGAAGAGCACATCGAGCGCTTTGGACATTTACGGCCTCGCGTTGATTTGAACGGCCAACTTGAACTTGGCGCCGACGGTCGCACTCGCCTCACTCACGATGGCGCGCACGACTACCTCGGTGTTATTGATCGACTCGACGCGCAGCAGCTTCACGGCGTAGTCGTTCACCGCGGTGTCGATGACGAGCGACAGCTGACACATCTGCGGTGTGAGCGCGAGGCCGGCGCCCAGACCGTGACTGATCGTCGCAACGCGCGACCCTGTCGAATCGGCCGCGAGCTGCAGCGAGATGATGTTGCACTGGGTCTTCCAGTTCGCGTTAGCGCGCGCGTGCGTGTTCGTGCCGGCGTCGTTGACCTGCTCGGTGCTGAGGAACGCGTTGCCGTCGAGCACCGTCTCGAAGCAGCCCGCGTCGATGTTGACGTCGCGGACGGCGTTCCCTTCCCCGAGGCAGTACGCCAGGCGGCAGTAGTCGGCTTTGATGTTGAAACCGTTGTTAGCGTTGCTGAGCGCGCGGCAGTTCACCATCGAGCAATGGTCCGCCTCGGGGGCGATGTTAAACCCGTCGTTGACGCAGCTCTTGGCCGTGACGCCGACGATCGAGGCACGCTTACCCAGAACCTGTACGCCGCGCAGGCACCCCTCGACATAGCCATTGGACACGGCGGCGTCGTCGACGTTGATCTCGAGGCCGAGCTCGAGCGCGCCGCCGGAGCCTTTGACGTGAAAGTTGGTAAGGTGCGACTTGTGGCCGCCCAAACCTGCCGGCCCACCCGCTTCACCTTCACGGAGCCGGATGCCACCACCGGAGTCGGCCGGCTTCGTCACCCAAATGTTAGTGAGCTGCCACGGCCCGCGGCAGTCGAGTCCGGTCTGCGGGCTAGCAAGCTCGGCGCTCCGGTGGCCGTAGTCCCAAAGCACGATATTCGACATGAAGTTCATTTCCGACAAATCGTCGAAGTTCTTCGAGTCGATCGCGTCAGCCCCGGTCCCGTGGATCCACAAGTCCGACAGCACGCACCGGCGCATGGCATCGACCTGAATACCGATGCCGTAGCCGTACGTATCCTTAAACTCGCAATGCTCGACGAGCAGACCCTCGATGGTGCCGTCGAGGCGGAGGCCGTGCAGATCGGTCGTGACGCTGCCGCTGTTGCCGTCAAACGTGAGGTCGCGAAAAACGATGTTTTTGGAGTCGATGACGTTGAAGCCTCCGCAGTCTGCGCCGTTCTTCAGCTTGAAGATCGTGCGACCGCGGCCGGCGCCTTCGATCGTGATGTTTTCGCAATCGTTGAACAGCAGCGAGTTTTGCGCGCCGTCGTCGCCCAGAGCGATGACACCGGCCGGAAACCGGACCTTGCCACCGCCTACGATCTTCAGCGCCTCGATGGCGTCTTGGATCGCCTCCCGGTCGTCTGTCGTGCCGTCGAACTTGGCGCCGTAGCGCCGGCAGTCGACCGCCTGCAGAGCGAGCTCGTGCGCGTGGAGCACGTCGATCGTCGTCTGCAGACCGGCCTCGACGCTCGTCGCGGTGCGTGCGTCGCCGCCGACGGGCACGATCATGGTCGGCAGGGAGGGTCCGGGGATCTGGGGTACAAGGTTTTTCGGCATGGCTCATCCTGCGTTCGTCGAGGCAATCAACTGAATCGGGCGCTGCTCAGTCCAAGTGCCTGGGTCGTCCCAAGTTCCGCCCGGGTAGTCCCAAAGGTCCGCGCCGCCCGTGAGCAGCACGATCGTCACGTACGGGATATGCTCGGCACTCCAGTCACGCGGCACGCCGCGGAAGTCGTCGACCTCCTCGACAGACAGCTCGCTGTCCCACGTCCCGCCGTCGTTCCACACGGCAGGGTCTGCCCAAATGCCGTCATCCGCGATCGGTGTCGGCCAGAAGAGCACCAGCCAGAAGCGCGACCACAGGTCCGTACGCGTGTCGGGCGACCAAGCGATCGTGTCTCGCGTGATCTCGCCGTTCGGCGCCATCGAGCGGCGCGTGCCCGACTGGTAGACCACATCCATTTGGAACTGCAGCGGCGCGAAGTGGCCGCGCAGCTGCCGCAGCAGCGGGTACGGGTTACCGCGCGCCCTGTGGTCGTCGAGCCACGGGATCATGCGCTCGGCATAGTTCTTATCGGACTCGAGGCGCCCGCGCGTGATGCGTCGGTCACGGCCCACGAGCTCTAGCGACTCGTTCGAGTACAGACCCGGAAACTTGGACTGCACGCCGGCAGTCGCCATCTCGACGAGCGCGTCGAGGTGCAGCCCGAAGACGTACAGCAGCTTCCACGCCGTTCCGTACTGCAGCCACGGCGGGCTGACCTCGCGGATCGCGTCGCGAAAGTTCTTGTACGCCATTACTGGTTACCTCGAGGTACCCGGTTGATAGCGATCGCCGTGATGGCGCCGGCGACGGGCGCGGACGTCACGGAAAGCGTGAGGTCGCCTCCCGGCGTCGTCAGTACGGTGTGGAAGATCTCAGGGTGCGCGGAGCCGATCGCCGTTCGCAGCGCGTCTGCGTAGATCTTCCCTTGCTGAAACGGGATGACACTTCCGCCGATCGGCTGGTTCGGCAAGAACGCCAGCAGCTTCGCCGCAATGCGCGCCTTCAGCGTTGCGTCGGGAATGTCGATCGTGTCGTACGCCCACACCTCGTACTTGACGTTGATCGGATGCTTGGTCGCACTGTGCAGTCGGACAGTCACGGCCAGCGGAGCGGCCCAGCGCTGGATCGAGTCGTTCACGGCACCCAAGTCCGTGCTCGGGTCCTCAGCGTTGCCGATCACGCCGCCCGTCGGAGTTGCGACATACACGTCGATGTCGCCGGCGCCGTTCGGGATTGGCTTAACTCGGTTGATGCCAATGGCGCTGCCGTCGGCGCGGCGAGCCGAGCGCGCCAAGAACGCGTAGATTTCCTGGGGCCCGTTCGGCGAGGCGACCGCGGTCTTTTCCTTGCAACGCAAGCGGAGGTCGGTGTCGGGCTCCGCGTCGCTGCCGACGACCGCAAGGGGGTTGGTCACGCTGACGCCGAGCAGCGGCGTTTCCATTTGCACGATGGTGCCCGGAGCCGCCGTGCTCGCCGAGCCGGCCTCGACTGCCTGCACTGGGACGACGACGCCCGTTTCGAGCGCACCGACCGAGCCGGCTGCCGTGTTCCGGTACTGCTTCCGAGTCGCCGGGTTGAAAAAGACGAGGTCGTCGGCGTCAAAGTTGTAAATGCCGCCGCCGGAGTTGTTCAGCACGACGACGCCGGTCGCAAAAGTCGGCTCGATGCGCTTCACGCCGTACCCGAAGTACGCAACGATAGTGAGCCAGGCACCTTCCGACAGCTCGAGGTACCCCGAGCGTGCGATCTTGGCGACGAGCGCGGACAGCGCCGCGAGCATCACAGCCATGATCGAGATCAGCGTGCGCACGACCGCGCCCGGCTTCCACGTGGTCGTGGTGACGCCGACCGTCGCCAGGCCGTCGTAGATCGACTTTTTGAAGTCCTCGCGCGAGATCGGGCGCGTCAGGTCGTCAAGAGACAGCATTGATCGCCTCCAACATCGCTTGGCCGCTCGTCACGGCCATGATGAGCGTGAAAACCGCAAGCCTCGGGTCTTCGGGAGTGTTCCGGATCGTGATCCGGATGCGCTTGCCGCCCTGCTCCGGCGTCAACGTGACGTCCGCTCGTCGGATGCGGTCGTCTTTCTCGCACTCGAGCTTGATTTGACCGGCTTCGTCCAGCAGATCGCGCGTCGTCACGCCGCGATTCACGAGCCCGCGCACGTCGCGCCCGAAATCGGGGTCGTCGACGAGCAAGCCACGACGCGTGATGAGCCTGCGGAACTGAGCTTCGCCGATCCCTTGGTACGAATTCGGATCGACCTCGTCGAAGTCGGGCGTCACGTCCGTCGTGCACGACAGATCGACGCCGTAACCGAGCTCGCCGACCGGCGCCGGCACGAGGGCTTCGAGCTCCGCGAGCCCTTCGGCGATGGTGTCAAGCACGAGCGTCTCGTCGCTCATGGCGTCACCTTGAAGACGGTCGCCATGGCGTTCCAAGCCAGGCCGGAGTTGGTCCCGAGCACGAGCGCGCTCGACAAGTCCCCACCGCCGGCGCCACCCGGGAAGCCGCCGGCGAGCTCCGTCGAAAACTCGCCGCCCAGTGCGTCCGCTCGGCCCGTGTACGCGTACACGTGAATACCCGGCTCGCCCATGGCGGTCTGAATCTTCAGCACGCCGTCGAGCTGCAGCTTAACCTCGAGCAGCAGCGCCTTAACGAGGCCGAGTTGCAGCGAGATCGACGGCGGCGTGATGCCTGCGGCGATCGCGAGCTGAACGCCGGCGAGGATGTCTCCGGCCAGCTTCAGGTTGAAGTCGGGCGGGATGACCTTGGGGCTGAACCCCTGCAGCGCCGCGACACGCGCGGCAAGGTCCGTGTACGCGGTGGCCAGTACGCCCGTGATCGACGGCAGCGCCTGTCCGAGAGTCAGTGAGCCGACGTAGGTGACGCTCATTGCGGTTTCACCTTCAGGCGAGGTGAGCCGGCCGTTACGACGCCTTTGGTGGACGACAGCGGAAAGGCCAGGACGCCGGTTGCCGGCGCGCCGCCGATGGTCCCCGTGAACACTGCCGGCGGCAGCGCGACCTCGACGTCGGCGCCCTTGTACGCGACCTCGACCGCGCCATCGGCCGCCGACTGAAACCCGGTGACTGCTGGCTGCGCCGCGTCGCCCTCGATGAATTCGACGAGGACTTCCGTTCCGAGCTCCGGCGCGATCTCCGCCGCTGCGATGCCCGGCCAGATCGAGATCGGCAGCACGTCCGGCAGCCCCGGGCGCTTGCGCACCGCCTGCAGCGACAGCCGCCCGTCGCCGGCCTGCAGCACGACGCGGTAGCGGTAGCGAGCAAAGAGCTGCGTACCAGCGAGGCGCTCGACGATGCCGCGGAGCACGCCGGCGAGGCGGCCTTCGCCCCGGTCCGTGCCACCGCACCACGCCTTGACGCGCAGCTTGCCGCCCTCGACTAGCACCTCGAGCTCACGCACGGTCTGCGGCTCGTCGAGGCGGTCGACCAGGACGGAGCCGATCCCGACCTTCGTCAGGTCGTCGACGGCCAGCATCGCCACGCGCGCGCGGGGCTCGTACTCGAGCACCTCGTACTCCGCCGGGTCTGCTGACCTGGCGGAGCGGGCGCCGACGTGCGTGACGCCGGCGTAGTCCACCCACCACGCGGCCTCCCCTGCCACGTCCTCGAGCGCGCGCGAGGCCGGTCCGGCCTGCCGTACGTAGTCGATGCCGACGCGCTCGGCGCCGGGCGTGAACGTCCCGAGCGCTTCGCCGACCGCACGGGCCGCATCTTCGGCCACGGTCCGAGCTTTAACGCCGGCATCGTTGTGGTAGTCCTTCGGCGCGACGGAGGCGCCCCAGCCGGCCGCGCCAGCGATGATGGTCGCCTGCCGGCGCAGCGCGTGCGTGCCGCCGTACTGCGGCACCACGGTGCCGGACAGCTTGAGCTCGCCGAGCTGCAGCTCGACCCGGCCGGACAGCGCCGCGTCGTCTTCAAAGTCGCACTCTGCCCACCACGGGCCGGTGTTGGCCACGACGAGCCGCACGCGCGACGCGCTCAGCTCGCCGACGGAGGCAAACACCTCGCTCATTGCGCCAGCTCCTGCACTTGGTTCACGAGCCCGTCGATCACTTGGTCGTACGGGTCAGTGGGCTTCGCTTGCGACGCCTCCGGCTTGGCGAGCGTGAGCTTGGGCAGCCGGAACTGGATGAACTTGACCTCGACCGTCCACTCGCCGTCGGCGGTTTGCTTCGGCTGCAGTACGTCCTCGACGACGACGGACTTGATGCCGAGCTCTTCGAGGTGCGGGTGCCAAATGTCGAGCGCTCGCGGGCGACGTCCGACGGGCGGCTTAGCGACGAGCTCTTTCCAGGCGTCCCACGCCGCCCAGTGCTCGACCGTGTAGAAGCGCAAACGCACGGAGAACTTGGCGAGGCCGAGGCCCGTGAAAACGATCGTGCTGCCGCTCAACCCATAGCCGGCACGCTCGTCCCACTTGCGGGGCGAGCTCGCGCCATCGACGTCCGCTAGGCCGGGGCTCTTCTGTCCCGACAGCAGGATGTAATCGACGGGTTGCTCTACAGGGTTCCAGGCCACGGCGAGTTTAACCTTACGACCTAAGTTTAACTCACTGCGGTTGAATGGCAAACAAGAGTCCTCCGGCGACACCGCATGTCGCGAGAAGACTCGAGAAAGCTGAGGTTAAACTCAGGCTGTCGCGGGTCGACCTCCCAGCTGTGCGAGCACGCGCTCGAGCACACGCCCGAGCCCGTCTTCGATCGCCTCCTGATGCGCCTTCGGCTCGCCCGACGCGGCTTGGAGCACGAGCTGTTGAATCACGACGCTGAGCGACGGAGCCCCGGCCGGGGCCGCAGCACGTCCGCCGGATGCACCGCCGCCCTCTGTGCCAGGCTCGTACTCGCCCTCAGTTCGCGCCGCCATCTGCCGCACGGCTCCTGCCGCCTCGCCGGTGCCGGCGCGGACGCCGACGGCAACGCCGCGGGGGATCTGCACGCCGAGCTTCGCGAACGCGCGCGACGGGCTGAAGATCTGCAGCTTCTCTTTCAAGGCCTTCAGGGCCTTGTCGCCTAGCTCGCGCACCGCCGAGACGGCGCGAGCCACGCCGCTCTTGATGCCATTGATGAACCCATTGATCAGGTTCGTCCCGACCTCCGCGAAGTCGATGCCCGCGATCAGGTCGTACACGCCGACGACGGCGCGGTACCAGCCGTACATTTGGGCGGCCGCGAGAACGAAAGGGGCAGCTACAAGCGCGAGCGCCGCAGCCAGCCCGACGAGCGCGCCGACGAGCGCACCCAGCGCGGCCGCGCCGAGAAGCACGGCCGTCTTCTGCAAGTCGATGCCCTTCAGGATCTCGGTGTCGCCGAAGGCTTCTTTCAGTACCTTGCGGACCTTCAGCACGCCGATCGCCAGCAGCAGCGCGCCGATCACGAGCCCTTGGAAGAAGCGCTTCACCAGGATGCCCTGATTGCCGATGAAATCGATCATCGGCTGGAACAGCGTTTCGACGATGACTTTCAGCGCCTTGCCGGTCGAGGTCGTTTGCGAAAAGAGGTCGGTGACGAGCTTCAAGCCGCCGAGAAACTTGTCGACGTTCAGCCCGGCGAAGATGCGTGCGAAGTTCTCACGCATCTTCCGCGTCTGGGAGTCGAGCGACAGCGACTTCATTTTCGCGATGCCGCCGAAGCGCGCGCGCACGTCGTCGAGCACCTTCTTGGTGCTGCCGCCGTAGCGGCCGGCGCCCATGAACATGGCGCGGTAAAACTCGCCTTGCGCCTCGCCGGCGACGTCCGTCGCGGTCGCCACGCCTTCGAGCGCCTGCTCGAGCGCAGCGCCGCGGAGGTTCGAGCGGTACAGCCCCGCGGCCAGTTCGTTGATCTTTTCTCGACCGAGCGAGCTCGAGTCGCTCACCTTGTCGATTGCCGCCTGCAGGTCCGTTGCCTTGCCCGCGGCGATGCCGTACCAGTTCCGGACCTTCGTCAGGCCCTCGAGCGCGAGCCGCTCATTCCGGCGCGCGTCGCCCGCGGCGATGCCGTACTTGAGCAAGGCCGCCGTCGCCATCAACGCGGCCGCAGCCACGGCCGTCAGGCCCGCCGCGAAGGCGAGCGCGCCGGCAGCCAGCACTCCGACGCCTAGCACGCCCTTGAGGCCGCCCAGCTTCCCGAGCAGGCCATTCAGTGGGCCGCCGAGCTGGCCGAGCACGTTCTTGAAGTCCGCGAAGTCGTCGACGGGCGGCTTGGCCTTTTTGAAGCCGCCGCCAAGCTTGAGCACCGACTGTTGCGTCGCGCCGATCTGCGCCTTCTGCGCCTTGACCTGGTCCGTCAGGCGTTTGAATTGATCCGTGCCCTGCAGCCCTGCGGACTTCAGGTTCCGCAGGGCCTTGTTCATCTCCGACAGCGCCGCCATGTCGCCGACGAGCGCGGACTTGAGCTCCTCGAGCGCGCTCGCGGCGTCCCGGGCAACGTCGCTGGTCCCGTCCTCGAGAGCGACGGCAAATGTCGAAGTTTCGTCAGCCATTGGCCTTGCTCAATCCTTCTCGAATCGCCCGCAGATCACGGAACGCCTCGGCAATCAGCACCCCGCCCACGCGAGCGCGGGCGCGAGCCGTTGCCGAGTCGTCCGACTGTTCGCTGCGCACGAAGGCCCCGAGGCAGACGCCTGCCACCTCGGGATTATCCTTCGCCTTCGTGAGCAGCTCTTTCATTTTTTTGAGGTCTTGGCCTCACCCGCTTCCGCGAGCCGCGTCAGCTCCTTCGTGACCTGCCCGATGATGCCGGGGCTGTTGCTGCAGATCTTCTCGAAGTCCGGTTTGCTCGGGTAGAGGAGCGTCGCGTACACAAGATCGACGAGATCTTGTGTGCTGATCTCTTCATCGAGCATCGACTGTTGCAGCTTCTGCCACTGCGCCTCGGGCGGCGTCCGCACCGCGATCATGTCTCCGGTCTTCTTCGAGAAGACGAAGCCGAAGTCGCGCCCGGCGATGCCGTGCGTCTGCTCGAGCTCCGCGAGCGCGAGCTTTTCTTCCAGCTCCCGGAGCTCGACCTTGGCTTGCGCCTCCTCGAGCCTGACTTTGCGCGCAGCCTCGGCAGCGCGGACTTTTTCTTGCAACTCTTCTTTGGTGGTCATCGGCGAATGAACCTCACTTCAGGCCGCGGCGTGCGGCGTTAGCCTTCAGAACTGTCGTAGAGCGTCGTACCGTCGGTTTCGATGCCCTGATTGGTAAACTCCCACTCTTCGATCATGCCCTCGGGGCCTTCCTCGATTCCGGGAGTCGTCTTGGTCACGCGGCAGCGCTTGAATTCGACCGTCGACGTGATGGTGCCTTCCGCGACCTGGAAGAACATCGGCACGTAGACCTTGCCGATAGATCGCTTGTCCGGGGACTTGGCGGCGAGCCACTTCCGCATTTGGATCGCGGTGTGCGCCCAGAGACGCACCTTGATCGTGCCCGGGACGTACTTGCCCGGGGTCTGCCCGATCGGCGCGTGGCTCCGGTTCATGCCGTAGCCGAACGTCGTCTCGAGCGCCTCGTCCCAGTTGATCGACGTGAGCCCGCGCCACCGCTCGCCGTCGAGCTTCCAGACGCACGACGACCAGCCGACGAGATTTCCATTCACACGCAGTTGATCAGCCATGACCTAGCTCCAATCAGACGGCCACGACGCGAAGCGCCGGGTTGAGAAAGCCCCAATCGATCGAAATGAACTCGGGGTAAGCGAGCGGTACGATGCGCACGCGGCCGGTCATGCGCTTGCTCGAAAGCAGGTTATCGGTGCGGCCCAGCTGGAAGAACTTGCGGCCGCTCTCGTAGCCGCCGCCGCTCGCCTTCGGCTTGTTCAGCAGCTCGTCGCGGAGGATGGCGTTTGCGCCCTTTTCGATCTCCGCCGCCTCCGTCTCGAGGATGAACCCCGTGACCGCGTCGACCTGGATTTCCTTACTCGTGCGGCGCGCGAAGTAGATTCGCAACGCGCGCTTTGCCAGGTTCATCACGCGGCGGTGCGGACGGATCTCGAAGTCCGAGCCGGGCGCCGAGAAGAGGCGCGGGCGGTTGATGTACACGCCCGGGAATTCGTCCCACGTGCGCAGCGTGGTGAAGCGCGAGTCGTCGAGGCCGGGGTGCGCGATTTCGTCGTGGTGCAGCGGGTTGCCGTTGCCGTCGCGGATGCTGACGCCGGGCAGCGGCCCGAGATCAGGATTCGCGCTGTCCTGCTCCTCGCTCATCGTGTACTCGCGCGCGGCGATATCGAACGAGGTCGGGCGGCGGAACTTGCGGCCGCTGATCGCAGACGTCGACGCGCAGTCGCCGGCGCAGAGCGTGCCCTGCGTGGTGGCCTTGCTGCTGAAGATGGTGTCGAGCGCAGCCTTGTAAGTGGCCTCGGTTTCGGCGGCCGTGGGCATCCGGGCGTGGGCGATGTAGTCGACCTCTTTGCCCTTCGTGCGCATGGCCGTGAACTTCGTCTCGACGACGTCGAACATGTTCGCGTCGAGCGCGCCCACGATCTCGCACGTCTCCCACGGCAGGTTTGACAGGGCGAGCGCGTCAAGCGCCACCGACAGCGTCGTCGCGTCGAACACGGGCGCGTTACAACGAAACGCGAGGGTGTCGGTCGTCAGGATGGTGCCGGCGGCGAGGTTGACCTGCACGCCCAGCTCCGGGATCGTGAAGTTCATCGCCGTGCCAAGCGCCTTCTTCGGCAGGAAGGTCTTACCCTCGTCGATCGAGTACTGGTACTCGATGCCGGTGACGCCGAGCGTGCCGCCCGACGGGAACTTCACGAACACGTCCGCGTCATCCGTCGGCTCGTCGAGAGTCACGTCGACCGTGGCAACGGAAGTGCCGGCACCCGTGCGCGTGATCGCGCTGCAGTTGCCTGCGGTCGCGACAGCGGCGCGCACGAAGACGACCGGCTTGCCGGAGCGCGCGATCTTCAGCGCGGCCGACTCGACGGTCGGGCACTGCTTGCCCGCGCCGAAAGTCGAGATGATGTCAGTGTCGCGGCCGTACGCGGCCGGCTGCGCGACGTTGCCGCCGTTGGCAACGCCGAGCACCACCATGTAGCGGGCGCCGGAGGGCAGTGCGCCGAGGGCGCCGTCGGACTCGGTAAACTCTACGTTGGGGGAGGTCATGTTGCTTCTTCCTCGGTGGTCAGCACTTCGCCGGCGAAGGTCTCGTCGCCGTTGGAATTGATCTCGACGGTTACGTCGACGAACGTGTCGAGGGGCGCCATCGCCTGCACGACGTCGGGCACGACGGCCTCGACGGCGAGCACGACGCGCAACGCTGCGCCGTGGCGACGCTCGAGCTTCTCGGTCACCCACGTCGTCGAAACGATCGAGTAGGTGCCGAACGCAGCGAGGTAGATCGCCCGCAGCCAAGCGTCGTAGAGCAGCCGGGTTGCGTCGTACTGCTTGCGCTCGTTCTCCGGCGCCGTCTTGTCGTGCGCCGTGATGTACACCGTGCAGAGCTCCGCGAGCGTGTGCAGCGGACGCGGGTTGCCGCCGGGGCTGCGTGCTGCCTTTACGGCGCCCGCACTGCCGCTGCCGTCGTCGCCCGGAATCCAAAGGATCCGGACGCCCGTGGTCAGCTGCTGACCCTTGGTGCGCCAGCCGAACAGGTTTGGGACTGGCACGCCAGGCGCCGGCGGCGAGACCACCGGCGGCGTCAGCCACGGACCCTCCGCAGCAAAGCGCGCGACGACCTCGTCGAAGAGGTGCGGCAGCGACAGCTTAACGGCCACCGCTACCCCCCATGATCTCGCCGAAGCGCTCGCCGAGCACGCGCTTGATGGCCGCCACAACCGGAGCGCTCAGACGCCCCGTCGGCAGCATGCGGCGGGTGACTTTGCCCTTGGCGCGGCCTTCGTTGTGCAGCGCCTCGTGGCCCGTGACCTTCCAAAGGATCACGGTGCCAATGGCGCGCACGGTGAGCGTGCGGCCAGCGTTCGGCAGCGGCCGGCGGCCCTCCTTCGTCGGCTGCCACGCTTTGCCGCTCGGGCTTTGCCCGCTCGCGAGTTGGGTCTTGGTCTCCGCCTCGGCTGCCGTCGCAATCGCCGGCGCGGACTTGCGCACGAAGTCGGAACCCAGCGCACGAAGCCGGGCAATGTGCGCGTCGAGAGCGGCGAAGCCGGCCGAGTTATTGGCCATTGCGCACGGCCTCCCGCTGGACGTCGACCCACTCGTACGGACCAGCCTCGGCGTAGCCGAACGGTGCGCCTTGCGTGATCCCTGTAGCCTTTTCCGAATCCTTCAGCGGAAGATCAAAGAGACCCTCGACGCTGTCGGCCGCCTCTTTGATCTCGACCGTGGCGTCGAGCGCATCCTGCCGCACGGTCTCGAACTGCGGATCGGTCGGATCGACCCCGCGGCGGAGAAAACAACGGACCGTGACGATCCTGGTAAGCCAGGACTTTACGGCCTCCGGGCACGTGACGACGTCGAACGGCGCAGCGTAACGCTTACGCAAACGCGAGTCGATCCACCGCGAGTACTGCTCGAGCTGCATGTCGACCCATCCGGGTTGGACGAGCTCGATCGCGTCGACGTACTCCGGCGGCATCAACGTGCGCGCCTTGAATTGTACGATGTCGAGATAAGCAGTCATGACTCTTAGTCGGGGCCCTGCGGCGCGGGGTGCCCACTCCGCGCCGCAGGGCTAGCCGTTCTCTGTTCGCTTCCGCCGTTGCTCCGCGCTCGTTACGGGGCCTGCCCGACGAGCTTGAAGATCTTGAAGGGGTGGCCGTAGCCAACCGAGTTGCGGCCCTGCACGTGCCACTCGAGCTCACGCGCACGATTCAACACCGCATCCAGCCCGGTGCCGCCGTCGGCGCCGGAGTAGTACTGGATCGCGAACGGCTCGCGCTCGATCCACACCAGCGCGTCGAGGTCGGGGCTGCCGAGCTCTTCGCAGAGGATGTAACAATCGGTGTCGCTGCCGCCGTACGCCGCGCCGAGCTCTTGGCACTCGATCACGCCGCCCTTGAAACCCATTTGCTTGATCGAGCCCTCGACGTCCGTCGAGCCGTTCGCCAAAGAAATGAACTTCGCATCGAGCAGCAGATTCAAGCGCTGGCACATCGCGGTCGGAGCCAGGAAACCCCGGATCACGAGGTTGCGCGGGCTTTCGCCGTTCGGCATCTTCACGTTGGCGATCGCCGTCTTGATCACGTTCAGCGAGTTGAAGGCGACCTCGAGCGTGTGCCGATCGTCGAGCTTGACGCCCGTGGTCAGCAGGTTGCTGTAGGTGCCCGCGCTCGAGTTGAACGGGTCGAGGGGGTGATTCGTCGCGAAGAAATTGACGCCGTCATAGCCCTTCTGGCTCGTGCCATTGATCAACGCCTTGGCGACATGCTTCTGCGGGAAGTACGCCGCGTACGCGCCGATCTGCCGCGACCACTCCGTCGCGAGGTGCACGCCGTTGCCGTCGAGGTCGGAGAACTTCGACTTGCGGACCTTGAAGCCCTTCGAGGCGTAGTCGGCCTTGTATTCGGTTTGCTGGTGCGACAGCTCCTCGAATTCGATGTTGCCTTCCTCGGTGTATTCGATCGAGGCGGTGTCGAGCAGCCAGACCATGATCTCGCGTGCCGACTTGCTGTCGACGGTCTTGGTGCACTGCATCCACCAGAGTTTGGCGAGCAGGGCGCTGTACGCGCTCGACGTGATGAGCCGCATGCGCGACTCGAGGTCGAGCACGAAACTGGGGGTCACTACAATTCCACCGGACATGATAAACTCTCCTGTTCTTGTTTAACTTGCCGGTGAAATCACACGGCAGCCGCGTCGATGACGGGCTCGACGAGCACGCCCTTGGCCGAGTCGACGCCCCACACGCGGCCCGCTTTGCTGGCACCCGTGGCGAGGCCCGTCACGGTCTGGTCGTCGAGCACGTAGCACTCCTCGCCGAAGTTTGCGTCGGTCACCGGCGTGCCGGTGTCGTTAGCAAACCACCAGGCCCACACCTCTTTGAAGAGGCGTACGCGCACGGTCTTGGTGCCATCACCCGTCAAACCCGTCGGGCCGACGTCGATGAACATGCCGATCGGTACGAGGGTCGTACCGGGCTTGCCGCGCACGAGCGAGCCGTCCGCCTTGTCGATGCACGCGAGGCCGCCCTCGTGCGCTACTTCCGCGCTCTTCAGAACGCGCTTGATCTGCTTCAGAGACACCGGCCGCTCGCGGCGGGGTCCAGTCAAGTTGGCCATGTTACTTCCCTGCCTTGGCGCCAGTGGCGCTCAGAATGAGTTGCGAACCCTCGACGCGAGTGCCGAGGCCCTCGGTCGTGAGGCCCATTTGACGATCGAGCTGCGCCGCGTACGGCGACACCGCGGATACTTCCGGCTTGCTGCCGGCGACCTGGTTCGCGCCCTTGGTCGGGTTGACTTCGGCCGTAGCGCCGGCGATCGCGGCCTGCGCCGGCGTTGCCACCTTGGGCAGCTCGCCGATCATGGCCTTGACGGTCGCGAGCGGCAGCGCGGACAGCTGAGCGCGCATGTTCGCGGACAGATCCGGGCGCGTGGCGAGCAGAGCTTGACGGTCGGCTGCCTCTTGGGCCTCCGCGCGCATCTCCAGCTTGATCTCCGCCTTGAGCGTCTTGAGGTCGACGGCTTGAGCCGAAGCCGCAGCGACCTTGGCTTCGGGCTTCTTCTCTTCGTCGCCCTCGGCCTTGGCTTCTGGCTTCTCTTCGGGCTTCTTCTCGCCCTCGTCGCCCTCCGCCTTGGCTTCGTCCTTCTTCTCTTCGCCGCCGTCGAGCGCTGCAAGCGCGCGCTTCGCTGCCTTTGCGTTTGCGTCTTCGCCTTCCGCAACCTTCCGGAGCGCGGCGACTGCCTTTTCGTAGTCCATGACTTCTGCCTCTGCCGCGTTCGCGGCGCTTCCGTTCGCCACCATGGCGAGCGTTTCCTCGAACGTGGCGATCGCGTCGACGAGCCGAGGGCCCGTGGCGAGAACGCCTGGGAACGTTGCGGCCTCGAGCGCTTGCACGGCGCCGGCGTCGACGCCGCGGGCCTCCGCGACCAGCGCGAAGAACAGCCCGGCGACGGCGGTCACGCTCGCTTGCGCGGCCGCGAGCTTCGAGTCGGTTAGCGGCGTGTGCGGGTTGCTGTCGGCCTTGTGCGCGCCGCTTGTGATGATTGCGAGCTTCACGCCCTGACGTGCGTCGAGCTCGGTCACGTCGAGCACGGTATCGATGACGCCGACGGAGCCGACCGTGCCGGAGGCCGCGGAAAAGATCTTCTCGCACGCGCACGCAAGCGCGTAGGCCGCGGAGCACGCATTCTCGACGTACGCGTACAGCGGCTTGCGCGCCGCCTCCGCCATGCGTCGGAGCTCGCGCACGGTGTCGAAGCACCCGGACACGAGGCCTCCGGGTGAGTCGATGCGCAGCAGGACCGCGCGCGCCGACGACTGCAGCGCGGCGTCGACACGCGCCTTAATCGCGTCGTACGAGTCGCTGCACGGATCGGCGTGGTGCATTAGCGGACCGCGCACGCTCACGACCGTGACAGGGCCGCGCTCTTCGTTGGCCGGCGGTTGAAAGTCCGGCATCAAGAGCATGCCGAACGCGCGCGGCTCGAGCGCCAGGAGGCCTCGCGGCTCGAAGGCTTGGGCGCTCACGCTGCCACCTCTTCGCCTTCCGCGACGAGCTCGAGCCGCGGCTTAGCCTTGGCGACGCCCGGCGCCTCTGCCGTCGGCAGCGGCGTCGTGCGCACCTTCACCGGGATCGAGAACTTGTCGGCGAGCTGCTGCACGTCGACCTCGAAGCCGCTCGCCGCTAGGCCTTCGTTCAGCGTCTTGATCGCGCTGCCCGTGGTGACCAGCGACGTCGCTTCGCTGTTCCGGTCCTTCGGCGGCGTCACGTCCCATTCGACGACCGCAGACTCGGCAAGCGCGTCGATGCCCCACCGCGCGACGATCCACGGCGGGATGCCCTGGGTGTTGATCGTGTACGCCAGCCCGTCGGCCGTCTCTTTGATCAAGTCGGCTCGGATTGACTTGTGCACGTCGCTGTTCTGGAAGCCGGCGCCGCCATCGACGGTCACTTCCTGGCCGGCCACGGCGATGATCATTTCGCGATCGCTGCGTTCGATCGTCTTCACGAACGACTCCCAGCCGCGGCCGTTGCTCTCCAGGATCTTCACGTCCCAGCCCGGCAGCAGACCGAAAACCGTGTTCACGCCCCACGCCATGACCTTCTGAAAGAAGCTTTGGCGCTGCGGCTCGGTCGAGCCCTGCGGAGCAATGGCGACGCGCGCGGGGTTCGCGAGCTTCGCTTCCCAGTTGGCGTTCCCGAGCTTCGCGTGCGTCTTGTTGATCCACGCCTCGCCGACGGCCGTCCAAAGCCCGTGCTGCCACGGCGACACGCGGCCGCCGGGCGTGTGCAGGATCCACCGGCCGTCGCCCGGAGTGATCGGCAGCAGGCCGACGATCGAGCGGTAGTACCAGCGGTTTTCCGGCCAGCGGTAAAGCAGGAACTGCGGG